TATTAAGGAAGTTCCAAGTAGCATAAACCACAAAAAATAATACCATTGCTTGTAGTTCCTTTGGTGCTTGTAAAAATATCTCAATCATCTTTACCCTTTCTATTTGTTTTTTATTATTATTATTTCGTTTTCTTTTTCTTCTATTATTCTCTCGTAGTCTAGCAACTGATTAGATAGTTTCTCAATGTGTTTTTTATGACGTTTGATTTCATCTTTACATTTTTTTAATTCTTCTGGACAGCCTATCTCATCAAACATTTTATCATTGGTCATTTTAATACCTCTATCTTTTTAACAACTGATCGTGGATAAACTGTGACAGTACCAACAGATAATTTATCCCCATCATAATTAAATGATGTAAATATTTTTACTGTCTTTGTATCTTTAGAAAATAAATAGCCAATATCTTCGCACCATTGGAAAGTTAATTTTTCTACATCTTCTAAACTATCAAACCAACTTGCGTCTGTAATTATATCTTGCCAAATAATTTTTACTCGTTTGTATTTAAACTTTGGTGTTCCACCAGCTTTCATATAGATCCTTTATAGTGACTTTATTTTTTGTGACTTCTAAAATTTTCTTTACCATTTCTGGATCTGGAAAACGTTTTACCTTTGCAGTTAAACACCAACGTTGAACTGACGTGCCGGGATTTTGCACACCTTTGATACCAAGTTCTAACCCAAAATTATAATAGGATAGACCTTTCTCTTTTCTATATTCTTCAAGTGTCATAATTCCTTTCTTTTATTGCTCTGATTTGTATGTATATATATCATATTTAATGCTTTACAAGTAAATTAATTAGTGTATATAATGTGGAAAAAAAAAGGAACTTATGAAAAAACAAGAAGAACTAATACAAGACGCATTTTCAATATTCAATGGTGGTAAAGGTTTAGACCATTGGTCATACTCATCAACGTCTTCACCTATGGCAAAGAATTTAATTAATTATACTTTTCCACAAGAAGTTAGAAGAAAATTTCCATTTAGATACAAACCTAATTTTGGCAACATAGTAAATAATACTGTGCAGAGATTAATTGGTGATACTATCTGGACATCAGAGACAGGTGTAATTGATGAGTGGGATAAAGATTATCAATTAAATTTTGACAGAGAATTAAAAGAAATAAAAGATAAACCACCGGTAGATGCAAAGGATAAATTTGCTAGAGAAGAAATGCTTAACTATGCACACGATTGTATTGGTATAACTAAAAAGGTTGTTCAAGATATTGTAGGTGAAGAAAAATTACAATGTGAAAGAGCAGTAAGAAAAAAAGAAATGACAATGATCAAACCAATTTTAGGTAGGATTGATTATGAAACTAAAACAAAATTTATAGAATTAAAAACAAAGCCACCTAATATTAGAAAGGTTAAGAATAAGGAAGAGTGGAAAATGTCTAGTCAAGATATTCCCACAGAGCCTACAACAGATAACCTTACACAGACTTCATTCTACTATATGTGTACCAAGAAGATCCCTTACTTAATTTATGTTAATGATAAGGAACACATTATCTTTGATAGTACACATGAGTTGATGAAGAAAGACCATCTAGAATTTCTTTACTATAAAATGGTTGAAAAGATTTTACTTTGGGAACGTATGATTATGTTTTGCAAAGGAAGTCTTTCTGAACTTGCACAAATGTGTGAGCCACCAGAAATGAATCACCCTTTTTATTATAAAGATTTAGTAGATGAACAAAAACAATTAATAACTAACCTATGGGGAATAAAACATGAATAAAATAATCATAGTATTGTTGTCTTTAATAATGACAACAAGTGTATTTGCACATGAAGATCCAAAAACTAAATTTGTATTTGGCAAGAAATGTACTGTTAATGATAATACAGTAGTTTCTTCTTATGTATGGGTTGTAGAAAAAAAGTCTGATTGGCAAAAAGAAATAAATAAAAAAAACTGTGAAATACTAAAGAAAGGAGCAAACTAATATGTCTTGGCTAGTATATAAAGCAAAAGTAGTAGGAACTTATACTTTTATTTACGCACAAAAAGTATGGGGTCTATTACCATTTTAATTAATAAAAAAACAAAAGGAAACAATGAAAAGAAATATATATCAAAAACTACATGATGCCTGTTTAAGTGCAGGGTCTGTAAAGAAAGGTACAAAAGCAAATGGAATGCACTTTAATCCATTGCTACATGATGATGTACAAACAACAGCAACACAAGCCTTGCTTGACAATGGTTTGTATGCGACTTGTAATTATCTGACAGAAATCGTACCTAATTATAAAAAAGTAATGGTCGTATGTACCATGCGAATTTATGATGTTGATGATCCAACACAACATATACTTGTTGATGGTTGCTCATCATTCGGAGATATTAGTATGTTTGGAACTGGACAAGCTATGTCATACTCACGAAAGTATGCGTTCTTAAATTTACTAAATCTTAAAACAGGTATTAAAGATGAGGATGGCTACGAAGCCAAACCCTTTGAACAAAATTCTGTAGAGGAATCTATAGAAGAACCTACTTATACTGATGATAGTATTGAAGTAGAAGATATAAAGAATGAGATTAAGTCAGCTAAAAATATAAAAGAGTTTAATATTTTAGCAGAGAAATATTCTAATCACATTCAATATCTAATAAAAAACAACACTAAAGTTTATCAACAAATAAAAGATGTTGCTGATACTAGAGAGTTGCAATTAACAAACAAGGGTCAGTAAAAGCTGACAATAACAAAGGAGTAAACATGAGTGAAGATACAGTATGGTGTAATTTAGTTAGAAACGAAAACAAGAACGCAGAGAACCAACCAGATTGGGTAGCACCACCAAACCTAAAAGCACCAGAGGGTAAGAAATGGACCATAGGTGTTAAGATAGGAGACGTTTGGCACAATCAAGCTGGATGGAATGAGTTAGATGAACAAGGTAATATTACCGGTATCACAATTAAAATGACACCACCTAGTTCTGGTGATGACAAACCATCAGCACCACAAAATAAAGGGTTTCAAAGCAAACCTAGTTATGGTAATAAACCATCATACAAGTTTTAATTAATTTGTATTAGTCTTGGGGGAGTTTTTCTTTCTAGTTCCCTTTCGGTAGTTTTCTTCCCCGAGACACCCAAAAAAAATATGGACAAAAAAATCACAGATATAGATCAAGAAATTGAGAAGAAGATTATTGATGATCGCCAAAAAGATTATGGTAATTATCAAGAGAATTTTATTATGTTAGCAGAAATGTTTACGATAATACTTGCAGGTAATTTAAAAACAAGAATTAAACCACATCAAGTAGGTCATTTAATGATGGCATTAAAGCTATACAGATCAACAAAAAATTTCAAAGCAGACAACTATTTAGACATGAGTGTATACAATAAAATGACCAGAGAGATACACAAAAAAGAGGTTGCCAAAAAGGATAAAAATGGATAAGTATAAGAGATTGAAACATGGTGAGGCTAGTTTTATACTAGAAGAACGTTTTGATGATGTGAAGAAAGCTGCAAACCCTAGCACCGAGGGTGAATTTGTAGAAATTAAAATCAGTAATTTAAAAATTGATTTTACAAAAGTGATAAAGGAGCAAGATGGAAAAGACCAAAATGCAACTGCAGAAGCTGATGGACAAGCAGAGAAAAAAAAGTGAACAGTATGTCCAAACAGTTCAAAAGGCTAACAAGTTAAAAGCTGAAAGTTACAGCTTACACATACAAGTTAACCAATGCAGAGAAGAATTAATGACAGCTAGATAGTTATTAATTTAATATTAAAAAAAACTGAAGGAAAACGTAGGGGATCTATGACTAAAAATAAAATATTTACTGAAATAAAACTTGCTATGAGAGCAGGACATTATCGTGATTTAACTTTTAAAGAAAAGAAAATATATAAGAACGCATTTAAAAATGGTTACAAGTTAGCCAAGATACATTGTAAAAAAAGAAGTCCAGAGTTTTATAAGCCAAGAAGAATTATTAGCTACTCATTTGCCAAACCAAGTACAAGAATTATTGACAGTCTTATTAATAGAATTTGTGTTCGTTACGAAGTACATAAAAAAAGTTTAATGGGTAAAGTTAGAACACAAGATATAGTTAGAGCAAGAAACATTATTCACAACATCTTGTATGAAAAATATAATATGAACCTTACAGATATTGGTAGATATTTTGGACAAGATCATACCACAGTTTTACATTCAATAGAAATGAAAAAAGATAAGCGAAGATTTTGGGATGCTGGTCAAAGCATCTGGCAAGAGTTTCAAGATTTAAAAGAAACTATTTCTTAGCAGTTTTAGCAGCTCTCTTAAATTGTTTGGCAGTTGGTCTGCCTTTAGCTCCTGCTTTACGCATTTTCTCACCACTACCTGCAGCGATACGTTTACGTTTAGCATGGATGTTACTATATAATCCACGTTTAGCCATTATTTTTTACCTTTCTTTTTTGATTTAGAACTCATTATTTTTTTCTTTAAAGCTGAAGGCAAAGTTTTTTGCTTTGCTGTTAGTTTGCTTTTACCTTTTGATTTACCATACATAATTATTTTCCTTTTGTTGTTTAAGTTTTAACATACAATAGTTGTCAAAACAACTACCATCTTTACCATCATGGCAAAAATATTGTTTATTAGCTGTAATAATCCAGCCACCCTCATCACTTATTAATTGTTTATTACAAGTCTCGCAGTAGCCACAGATTAAAGATTGTTGTTTGGGTTTTACCCATGTTTTCTTTTTTATCGGCACTTCCACCTACGTCTTGCCTGTCTTATTCTTGAGTTAGGATCGTTTCTTGTTTTAGCAGATGAGTTTCTTAATTGTCCGGCAGATCTTGCACAAT